CTTGTGCATGGCCGCTTGGTGCTTGCGCACCTCAGTGTCTGCAATAGACTTGACTTGCTTCTTATCCATCATGGGAATTCCTTTACGTCACGGATACTGTGACTATACCTATCAACACATTCAATGACAACACGTTAGGCGTTAGCGCCGCTGCATAAAACTCGGAGCCGCCTACGGGTGCCCAGCCCCACTCAATGATCCTGCTGCCGCCGCTGATAGTGCCTTCGGCTGACAACCCGGAAGAAAAGAAGCTTCTGTCTGGGCGTGGGTTAAACAGTCCTTGCGGGTCGTTTACGGGGTACAAGCCGAGCTTCAGCTGGGGGTGGTCTGGGTTCCAGCAATCGGGGCACACCAGCAAGTTGATGATGTTGCCCTTGACGGTTTCTTTACGCAGTTCTTTGAGCTTAAAACGAAAGCTGCATCGGTCGCATTCGGCAATCGCCTGTGAGCCGGCCGCAAACTTATTGCCCACTTAGTAGCTTCCGATGTACTGCCGACGTGGAACAAAGCGCACGCTCGCCTTCTCACGATCTTGATCTATGGCAGTCTGCCAAACTTCGTCGTACTGCTGCTTCAGGATGCCCAGACGCTCCATGCCGCCAGGAACCTTCATCGCTACGTAGTACGCCAGTCCTGCAACCATGCAGGGGACAAACCTGAAGGGCATGTCCATCGTGTTGACGCCGCTACCTGCGTCCTGAATCCGGCGCAGCCGCCAGTAGACAAACTCGTAGGGCTGGACGCCGTCAGGCGTGGGCCAGACGTGGATCTGCGGGGTGTTGAGCCTCTCTACCCATACCTGGATCGGGCGCGCCTCTTGGAGCTTGTTAGGCAGCGTCGCGTAAGTCGAAACGCTGATCCGCGTTATTGTCAGGTCTACCTGCGTAGCCTTGTTGCCTGCGCCCGTGCGAATGACTTGCTCCAAAAGGTCAACCGTGTCGGCTGGCAACTGGTAAGTCGAGACACCCTGAACAAGCGGGATAGTGCCTTGGTCAAACGTCCACATGTTCAGACCCCGATTGGCCCACTCCATGAACATCAGGTTCAGCGAGCGTCGGGCCGTGCGTAATGAATATCCGTCACGCAACTCCACGCCGCATCTTTCGTAGGCTTCCTCTACGATCTCTACAAGATCCAAGTTAAACGCAGCCGCGCCTGAAGTTGCCATTACTTGCTCCTACAATTATCAAAATGCCAGCGTTTCATGGCGTTTGGGTGTCCCATTTTGCCGCAGTGGGGGCACGTTACAGGAGCACGCGAGGCATGCGCTGCTTTCATCTTATCACGCGTGGTCGCAGTATGCAAATGTCCATAAAAAGGGTTGCCCGCCCCAGTGTTTTTTTCAGATAGGACTATTAGCACAGTGGCTGATTGTTTTTTTCCGAACATGGGGTTATCCGCACCACTAAGTCTCTTTCTGGTTCCCGTTTTATACCCCAGCGTAGCTGCCAAGGCTATTTTTTCGTTGCGTGTCGTAACCCCGGCTTCAACGTAAACAGCTTCAAGAGGGCTAATGTATTTTCGCGGGGTGCGAATGCGTTTGTCCTGACCGTATTTTTCAACCCGTAGTTTGCGTAGAGCTTCGTAGTACGGAGCCAGCGATGCCTGTATTTTTGCTGAAGTCTCTGGCGCTACAGCGTGCCCATCTTGTGCTGCCGACATACGCGCTCGAGTCTGCTCGGATATTTTTCTCCCCTTACCGGCGCGGGAAATCTTCAACCGGACTTCCTCAGTTGGGCTACCCAACCCACCACCCCCCGAACAAGCGTTGTACTGTGGCCGAAAAAACGCGATGTGTTTTATTTCCGCAGCATTCAAGGAGTCTTTGCTTTCACAAACCTCAATTACTTCTAGTGCAAAAGCCTCATCCCCGTGCTTACGTATGGCCGCAGCAAGAATCCACCCCTTGCCCTGCCTCGAATCTTGCTTATGCTTAGACCAACGCGCAGACAAACGCATTTTTGTTTGTCCTATATAAAAGTGTCCGTTTATGCTGTTAACGACTTTGTATATAACCCCGTACATAGCTGACTCCATTTGTGGTGGGGCTACTATACCACGGAAAAATATTATCTAAACCCTACTGTCTTCTTTGCTACGCTTTTAGGTTGCGCTACAAACTGTTTTCCTGTGGCCTTACCTGCACGCTTGGCTTTCGTAGTTGCAGCGTGCTCGGTAAAACTCAGCGATTTCGCTGAGTTCCTAGTTATTTCTTAGCAGTTTTTAACGACTGTACAAACGCATCGGCAGTTGGCGATCCTTTGCTGCCGACCTTGCGCATCTTCTCGCCGGATCCGCCTTCGATGCGTTTACGTTTGGCATTGATGTTGGCGTAGAGGCCAGGGCTACCGCCGGCTTTGAACATCTCGACCTTTTGTGGCTTGTCCTTGCGAACAACAGTTTTGCCCTTGGGCATCTTAGTGGGGGAGATGTCCCCCATTCCGCGACTTGCCCTCATGTCAGCACTTCTTGGCTTTGGTCTTACCGCGCTGGGCGATACCGTCAGCAGACTTCGTGAAGCCGCCGTCTTTCATCTTGGTCATGCCACCTTTTTTCATGGTGTTGGGCATCATGGAGCCGTCTTGCATCATGCGGTCGTTGCGCATACTGCCGCCGCCGCTACCCATTCCGGTCATACCACCCATCGCCATCTTGGTCATGCCACCGGCCTTCATCTTGCCAGCCATCATGGATCCGTCGGGCATCCGGTGGCTCGTGCCGCCACCCATCGCCATCTTGGTCATGCCACCAGCAGCCATCTTTGTCATGCCGCCGGGTTTCATCGTCATCTTTGCCATGCCGCCGTGCTTCATAGCCATCTGCTTTTTGTCCATAGCCATGTCTTTTTTGGAGCCTTCTTTCATGCCCTTGTCTTTGTCTTTACCAGACTTCTCGAACTTAGCGAATGGGTTCACGCCTTTTGTAGCCATAGTATCACCACCTTTTGATAGTTTGCGGTTCTTGTCCGCGCTTGCAAAATCGCGCCCCACGGACTGCGGGACACCTACCTTCTTTGCAAACGCCTTGTTGTTAGCGATTGCTTCCATGAAGTCGTGCTGCTTTTTGGAGCTAGAGGGCATCTTCTTTTACCGGCGGTTTAGCGCCGTCTTGGCACTCTGGTCGGCCGAAAAGTTTTTGAACTGTCTTGGTTTCGTAGATTCTAATGACTGTCCAGAAAATTGAAAGCACTGCGGCTACGGCGGGAAGTAAATTTGTCAAAGTGCCCACCACGGTGATTAAGGATATCGAATCTACGACAGACTTGACTCCAGTGCTGATGTTGTCGAGCATTTCTCTCACCTTAGCATTTCCATCTGGCGAGTGCGGCAGCTTTGCGTGTAGGATGGCCCTTAGCATCTTTCATGGGTCCGGGTACTCCGCTCATGCGAGCGCAAAATGAATCTTTACGAGCGCCACCCTTGGGCTGTGGCGCCTTGAGGTTGCTCCCAGTGGCTTTGTTGTACACCGCCCGGCCCTTGGCAGTCAAGCCAGCGCCTTTAGACGTAGGGAGTTTTTCACCACGGCCTACGGAAAGTTTTGGGGCAGCTTTAGCCATAAAAAGCTACTGCAGTAGCTCCAGCGGAGCAGGTCACTACAAGGCTTGCGGCGCACAACACGCCCTCGCCGGGAATAGCCATGTACGCGGGACCTGCCGCCGTTGCTGTATACACAAACAAGGTGGTTGATCCGTCCAGAACAGTCACCGTAGCAGCGGCAGCGGCACTTATGCTAAGACCCTTGATGCGAGTTCGCCCTGAAAAAGCAGTTGTTGTTGCGCCGGCTGGGCATGTTGCGGCTTTTACGTCTGTCTGTTGCATAAATAATCTCCTAAAAAATAGGGGCCTAAGCCCCGGAGACTATTAAGCAGACGCTGGGAAGGCGGTGTTGTCTGAATTAAGCACGGCGTAGGTAATGTATACCGTTGCATTGCCCGTAGTCAAAGTAGCACCAATCTTAGCGTATTCAACGATAGCATCCGTAGTGCCGACATTTAGCCAAGCGTCGGGAGTTGCTGTATTAGCAGCTAAAGTAGTGCTACCAACCGCGGTGATAGCTTTAACCTCAGTAAACAGCGTTCCGCCAATACTTAAGGAAAGAGTAGTAGCCGCGCTAAACACGGTTGTAGTAACTACTGTTACCGAAGTAATTTGTGCGCCAGCTGGCAAAACAAACGCCGTGCCAGTAAGGGCATTAAAGGCCAGTGTGGCTTTCTGCATAACAATAGCTGCGCCCGTATTACGGATTGTGCCAGCTACAGTACCAGTTGTGTTTTTTACAGTGCCGAGCAGCCAAGGGCCGAGGTGAGTTGCGAATCCCATGATGTATTCCTTGCATGCGTGAAGCGTATCAATCTTGCATGACAGTCAGCCGGGACTGTTTGATACGCCGGAAGACCCGGATTAGCATTTATATCATTTTTTAGCTCGTGCTGCAAGCGTATTTGAACGACCAGCCTGTAAGCGGTCCTCGTGATAGCGGTAGTCCTGACTTTAGGGCGCGGTTCACTGTCGGCGAGTGTAGTTCTAAGGTTGCTCGAAGAGTTTTAATACTGTCGAAAACTTTTATGTGCCCTTCTGGGTCAATGGCCTGCACGGCTTTGCTGACTTTGGCACCGTGGTCGTCTCGTTTCTTTCCGTACCAGAAGTTGCCTTCGCCCGATAGCGTCTTGCTTATCTTGATGCGGGTTTCAGTCGAGACACTGTGGCCTTTTTTGGACTCGCTACGTTTACGCCTCTCTTCTTCTGAATGTACGCGGGCCTTTGACGCTGCACCGATACGTGCCTTAGCCTCGTCGGTATGCCGGTATCCCCAAGTAGGGCTAAGACTTCCACAAAGCCCCAGCATTGGAGAGATCGCCGCCATGCCAATGTTGTAGCAGTAGGCCTTCCCCACATGCCCACATAGCCACTTGTCCTCTGCCACGTACAGGTCCGCAACTTCCGCAACGTACTCAACTACTACGAAAGTAAAACAATGTTCCCCGCTCTTGTTCCAAGCGGCCTGCAAGTGCCTGTTGTTGTGCTTATTTGTGCGAAGCTCTGAGAAATGCCTTGTCTTACGGCGCTTTAGATCTACAGCGCTCCCAATGTAAAAGCTGTCATTTGCCGTGTTAATGATTTTGTAGATGCCTTGGTTCATATACCCTTTGGTGTTTAGTAAAGGGTAAAGTATAGCACAGTGCAAAAAAAAGGGGGAGCCGAAGCCCCCCTCTGTACGTTAGCCTAGTACGTGCTGTCTACGGTCACACTGCACCAGAGCTTCCAAATACCCCAAGGGGATCGCTGTACCCAAAGGAAAATCTCTCTCGGCTACGATAACGAACATTTCCAGTTTCAAAGTCACCATCCATTGAGTTAGACAACGGTGTACGGATGAAGTGCTTCAGGCCGTTTGGCACGTCTGTGGTCAAGATCCAGCCGTTCGTGTCGGTGAAGAAGTGGTTGACCGAGTAGCCTTCAGGGATGGCACCGTTGTTCTTGATGGCGTTGATGTCGTTATCGGTCGTACCAACGCGCAGGCTGGTTTCCAGAAGACGGGTAGCAACAAACATCAAAGCTGGCGGAATAATCAGCTTGCGGGGCTTGGCAGCAATCAGCAGACCACGCTCATCGGTCCATGCGGCGATCTGAATGACAGCGTTTTCCAACGAAGTCTCGTTCAAGTCCGACTGGGTAGAAGGCGTGTTGCTGTTCGTGCCACCGTTGACCAACGGGTGAGCATTGCTGAACAAAGGAACACCATCACCGCCAAGGTAGGCAGGTGCGCTGCTGAAACCGTTGTTGATGACAGAGGCTGCTTTGACCTGCTTGGTGTACGCCATGGCGCGTGCCAAGCCTTTGGTGTACCGAGCCGACAGCGAGTCGTACAAGTTGTCTTCGATGGCCTCTTCGGTCAGCGAGAAACCCAGAGCAATGGTTTCGTGGTTGTAGCGAGCCGTCCAGGTTTCCTGTGCATTGTCGTAAGCAAGGGCACTGCCCTCGTTCTTGACGGGTGCGGCAGAAAAGCCAGAGAGCTTGGTTTCTTCCTCGAACGAACGCTCAGAAGTTTCCACAGAGAAGAGTTCTTTGTGCTCTTCGCCGTAGCGAGCATACTCCAGACCGAACAAAGCGTTCAGGCCGGGGAGCAGTTCTTTCAATAGTTGTGCGCGTGAGATTGCCATTTTGAATTACCCCTTAGATGCCGGTAGCGTTACTGTAAGAATGTTGACC